ACGAATCGTTATTAAAGGTAAGACGGGCCATCAGCTCGCAACAGGAATTGATTACACGACGAGTGTGAATTCTCTGACGACGATTTGCTACCTAATGTATTGTTGGTTTACGAAAGGATTTGACTTAGAAGCGTTTGCAACACGGTTGGGCCTTAAAGTCAAACTACAGTGTCGCGCGCAGCCGCAGTTGTGCACCTTCCTGAAGGGTTGGTGGCAGCCGTTGGCCGCCGGAGGTGTGGGGTGGTTCCCCCTCCCGTCGCAGGTGGTTAAACTGGGGAAGGTGATGCGTCATCCCCGTCTTTTTTCTGAGAAGAAAGATGTGGTTGATGGTGTATTGAAGGCGGCATGGGCTATTGCACAGTCTATGCCAACTATTCCTTGGGATTATCCTATTCTCGGGCCATTTCTCGCGATGTTGAAGCGAAATGGTCGTGAGACTAGAAGTGTGTTGAGCGCGTCCGAAGATGGATGGTACAAGCCCAGTTGCACCGGGCTGTCCATCAATCGGGCGTTCGTTATGGACTCAATACAGTGCAGGTATGGGCTTGAGGTCGAGGACATTCAAGGCGTTGAATCAATGATGGATGAGGTACGGGCATTGCCAGTATTCTTGAACCACGTTGTGTTTGAGCGTCTTATGATCACCGACTATTCATAAGGCTCATACCAATAGGCAACAGGGCAAGTTGTAAGACCCGGTGTACATTAAGCGGACACCCCTATGTGAGCTATGCGGACACACAAAATTGATTCATTTGGACTCAAGATGGCACAACGACCGAAAGGCATGCCTCGAGCAGAATGGGCCATGATCGCAGCCTCCAGCAAGGCAAGCAACAAGAAAAGCAAGGCGTCTAAACCGAAAGGTAAGGCGCGGTTTTTGGATTTCAACATCCAGACGCAACAGCATAACTCAGGCGTCCAGCTCTACGGAGCGGGACAGTCGTACACTGCGCCGAAAGCGGCCGGGAGTGCGCGTTCGCGGAGTATGACAATGACCGTTGGGAAAGCGGGTCGCACAGGCGGCCCGATGGCCCGCCGGGAATTGGTCGGCAATGTCGTCTCATCTGTGCTCTTTGAGAGCGTGCAGTACTCGATTCAACCAGCTTCAGCAGTGAGCTTTCCGTGGATAGCGGACATTGCGAAGAAGTTCCAGAAGTGGCGTTGCGTCAAGCTTCGTTACGAGTACATCCCAACTGTCGGAGAATTCGCCGACGCAGGAAAGCAGGGTCGCATTGTCCTTGCCGCGAACTATGATCCCCTTGATCCCAAGGTGGCGACGATCGTGCAAGCATGCGACATTGTTCCCTCGCGTTCTGGCGTTCCGGCAGCCGGGCTTTTCCTCGATTTGGACCCGCGCCAAGTCACCCCCGTTCCGTTTTTGGTTCGCCCCGGGCAAGTCCCGGCTGGCGGCACATTGACGGCTTACGATGGTGGCGTGGTGTATGTCTGCGTTGAGGGCACAGCTGGCACAGTAACAGACGGCACCAAACTTGGAGAACTCTACGTCGAGTACGATTTTGAGTTCTACGACCCCATCATTCCTGGCACGGCAGTCACCACTGCTGCAACGCACTCTTCGCTGATATTGGCGAGGTTCGACGTGCTGACGTCGTTTGCAACCAATACCTGGTATACCTTCCCTGATATGACGTTTGACGATATCGCTGCATGGAACGGACTCGGCATCACAATCCTACCCAGTAACGCTGGTTTGGTCTTCCCTCCGGGGCGGTACCTGATCAGCGGAACTGGTGGATGGACTGGTACCGCGATCGCTTCAGTGCAGAGTCGTTTCACAGCCGACGGGAGCAATACCCTTGCCAACTCATACAGCTTGGAATCTGGCGGCTCTCAGAGCGCTCAAACCTCCAATCTCGACTACACGTTCACCACCGATGTAGCCTTGACGATCCTACCGCAGTTCAACATCACGGGCACTGGAACTCTCGCAGCAATGGCGGGCCAGTGGTTTGTGATCACCGTGCGGACGATCTAAGTGTGTGTTCCC